TCCTTCTACCCGCCCCAGGCCCCTAACAACCCCACGCCGGGCAAGTGGTACTTGCGGCATGTGGCGTTCCTGGGCGCGCAGCCACCGGCTATTGCAGGCCTCAAAGACATCCAGTTTTCTGAAGACGACGCAGGCGGCGCCGTCTCGTTCTCCGAATCCGCCGAACCGTCAACCCCCCAGGAGTCTCTATCCATGACCGAAGCAGAAATCAAAGCAATGCAAGAGCAGCTTGCTGCAGAAAAGAAGGCCCGCGAAGAAGCTGAGGCGAAAGCCGTTGCCGAAGCCAAACGCGCCACTGCAGCCGAAGCCGCTACAGCATCTTTCGCAGAAAAGGCCCGAGCAGACCGCAAGGCGGGGTTTGTGTCCTTCGCCGAAACCCAGGTGGAAGCTGGTCGCATGCTGCCAAAAGACAAGGACATGGTCGTGGCCACGCTGGAGGTCCTGGCCGATGCCCAACCCGTGGAATTCGCTGAAGGCGACACCACCCGCAAGGTCAGCCCTGCGCAGTGGTTCCAGGATCTGTTCGCCAGTGCCAAACCTGTCGTGAGCTTTGGCGAGTTTGCCGGTGGCCGTGGCCAGAGCGCTGCGCAAACCGGTGCGGCGAAGGGCAAGAGCGATGCCGAGATCGATAAAGCCGCGCAGGACTACATGCGCCAGCACAAGGTGAACTACTCCGAGGCGCTGACCGCCGTCACTACGTCATTCACGAGCTGAACGCCCGAAGTAGCGCCACGCCACCCAATCCACCACATCTTCACGCCACCAGGAACAGACCACCATGTCCATGACCCTTGCCGAGATCCGGCTCAAGCAAAACCCCATCCTGACCGGCCTGCTGCTGGGCCTCGGTCAGGGCACGCACATCGCTGAAAAGCTCTTCCCGCGCCTGCCACAGGCCCTGTCTAGCGTGACGCTGGCGCAGCTTGGCGACGAGCGCCTGCGCCGCTACAACCTGCGTCGTGCGCCTGGTGGCCCGACCAAGCGCGTCAACATTAAGTACGAAGGCAAGACCTATTCGGTCGAGCAGTACGCGGTGGATGTCCCCATGCCCCGAGAATTGCTGCGCGAGGCCGACGAGAGCCGCAAGCTCAACGTGGGCAATTACCTCGATGTGAGCCGCATCGCCATGGCAACGGCGAGCGACATCCTGGCTCTGGACTACGAAATCGACGTGGCCTCGCTGGCAACCACCCCGGGCACTTATGCCGCAGGCCACGTCCTGGCGCTGGCGGGTGCCACCAAGTGGAGCGCCGAGACCGGCACGCCGGTAACTGACATTCGTGCGGCGGGCGATGTGATCCGCAAGAAGATCGGGAAGCGACCCAACAAGCTCACGCTCTCCGCAGACGCTGAAAGCGCCCTGGTCACCAACAAGGAGGTGCGCTCCTATCTGCCGTCCTCGCAGATGGGCCCAGCGACCCATGAGCAGCTCAAGACCATCCTCAAAGTCGATGAGATCGTTGTTGGCGATGCCGTTTGGATCGATGAGACGGACACAGGCCGCGACGTGTGGGGCAACAACGCCATCCTGGCCTATGTGCCCACCATCGGCGGCAGCGGCAGTGCTGACATCAGCTTGGCGCAGCCGGCCTTCGGTTTCACCAACGTGATCGAAGGCCACCCATTTGCCGAAACCCCGTACTACGCCCAGGACGGCTCCAAGTCCTGGATCTATGGCGCCACCTACGAACGCCGCCCGAGCGTGGCCTACAACAACGCTGCCTTCCTTTTCACCAACCCGAAATAACCCGCCGCCGCAGGGGCTGTCGTTCAGCCCCAACTTTTGTGAGCGAGAACCCCGGCGGTCGCCGCGCCGCCGGGCCTTTCATAGACGAGGAATTCACCAATGAGCAAATTGATCGCCCTTGTGGCTACCGCCGTGATTGTGGGTGGCGAGCGTACTGTCATTCAGCCCGGTCAGGAGCTGCCGGACCTGAGCAAGCATGACGAGCGCGAGCTGTTGCAGTCGGGCGCCGCAGAAAACCCGGCTGACAAAGTGGCCCTTGCGAAAGCAGACGCGCGCGCAGCGGCCGCGACCAGTGCCGAGTTTCAGGCCGCTCGCGAACGCGCACAGCAGGAGCGCGCCTCCACCAACGCTGACGGCAGCGATGCAGCGGCGGTCGCAACGGTGAGTGCGCCAGCGTCCCCCCCGGTAGCCGCGTCTACCACTGCCTCGCCCGCCCCGGCGCCCGCAGCAACCACGGCCAAGACACCCGCAGCACCTGCTAAGGCCGCTGCAAAGACCACCCCGCGCAAATAAGCGCAGGGCACCGTACCCCCTTAACTTCAGGAGCCAAACACAATGCCATCGCAAAACAACACTGGCCGCCAGTTCGACAAGCAGCATTCGGTGACCATCGTGGCCACGGCAGTATTGGCTGCCAACCGATTCGCCGCGTATGACGGCGGATATCCCACCATCGCAGGTGGCGCCAAGGATTGCCAGGGCGTTACCGAAAACGCCGCCGACATCGGCGAGGCCGTCGCCCTGACCACGGGCTACAGCGCACTGGTTGAGGCAGAGGCCGCCATCGCCTTTGGGGTGTACGTGAAGGTGGGCACCGATGGGAAAGCCATCACGGGCTCCGCTGCGGACCATTGCGGCCGTGCATTGGGCGCAGCCACCCAGGCCGGGCAGTTGTTCGAAGTGCAGCTCTACAAGCACGTACACGCCTGATAGGCCGAGGCGCACCAGTCAATGAACTACGCCACTGTCCAGGACATGATCGACCGCTATGGTGAGCCGGAGATGATCCAGCTCACCGACCCGGTCATCGTGGCGGTGCAGGCGCCCACGGCACAGCGCGCGCTGGAGGACGCCCAAGCGTTTGCCGACAGCTTTGTGGGCCGCGTGTACCGGCTGCCCTTGGCGGGGTGCGCTAAGCCCGCCCCCGTGCCGGGCGACCTCGGCGCTGTGCAACTGGTGGCGCCGCCACAACTCACCCGCGTGGTGTGCGATGTGGCGCGCTATTACCTCTATAGCGACCTGGCTCCCGAGCACGAGGTGTACCTGCGCTACAAGGCTGCGGAGCGCGAGCTCATGCAGATTGCCGAAGGCAAGTCCGTGCTGTCATGTCCCTGGGGTGGCGTTCCTGGTGCACTGGTGGCGGGCGATGCGCCTGGCGATGCTGAGGTCTTCCACAGCTTCAGCCCGCGCCGCATCACCGACGAAACCTTGCGAGGCTTTGCATGAGCACTCGGGGCTTGAGTGATGCCGAAGCCAACAACTGGCTGGCGTTGGAGCCGCACCTGCTCGCGCTGCTGACTGATGCCGTGCAGGGTATGAGTCCTGCGGTGCACGTACTCACCAGCGCTGACCTTGCCGACGTGAAGGAAAGCTCGCAGAAGACCCCAGCCGTGCACCTCATCTATGGCGGCTATCGCATCGCTGAAGACCTCCGCATCTCTTGGCGGTTAGTGCACAAGTGGTTCGTCGTGGTGGTTGTGCGCAACGTTGCCGGAGTTCGTAGCGGCAAGGCCGCACGGCAAGACGCAGGCCCGATGGTGGCTCGGGTAGTAGGTGCGTTGGTGGGTGCCGGTGTGCCAGGTGCTACGCAACCCCTCACGCTGGTGTCACCCCCGCCCGCGACCTATCGCGCAGGCCACCAGTACATCCCGTCGGCCTTTGAAGTCGAAACAATTTTCCGTAAGCCGCAAAACCCATAGGAGTTCCAATGGCAGCCACTGAAATCATCAAGCGTACCTACGCCCCCAGCGCCCTTGTGGGCAAGATCTACGCAGCGCCCTACGGTAGCGCGGCGCCGCTCACGCCCATTGGCAACGTCTTGGAAGCAGCCACCGAGCAGAGCGAAAACGTCGAAAAGCAGGACGACATGACCATGCTGGGCGGCGGCACCCATGCTGAGGTTCGTCGCGTGACGGGCGTGAAGTTCAGCGCCAAGATCGCAGACCTGAACGTCGTCAACTACGCACGCGCAGTGCTGGGTACCGTGAGCCCGGAAGATGCGGGCACGGTCATGAATGTGCCTGGCATTGCCAAGTTGGGCGGCCTCATTCCATTGCCGCACATCAATGTGAGCGACCTGGTGCTGAAGAAGGGCACCACCACCGTTGCGGCGGCTGGCAACTTCGACCTGCTGCCAGAAGGCATTTGGGTGCGTGCCGATGCTGCGGCCCTCACCGACAACGACGCCATCACCTACAGCTACAGCTATGCCGATCAGGTGGTGATTGAAGCCCTGACCACCAAAGCGCCGGAGCTGACGTTCCGCTTCGCTGGCCTGAATGAGGCCGACTCGGGCAAGCCAGTGATTTTTGATCTGTGGCGCGTGAGCCAGGGCGTGGCCAAGCAACTGTCGCTGATCAAGAAGGGGTTTGGTGCCCTGGACATCGAGGGCGAGGTGTTGCAAGACCCGACAAAGACGGGTGTGAGTATCAGCCGCTACATGCGCACGATCCACGTCTAAAACCCGTCGCCCTCGCACTGGGCCGCCTGCCGCAATACCAGGCGGCGCGCGGCCCATTTTTCTCTCTGCTCCCAGCCCACACCACCCATGGTCCAACCCGTAGAAGTTGTCATCCAAGGCAAAGACCAAGCGAGCGGCGCCTTGAACAGCGCTGGCGAGAGCGCTTCCAAGATGGGGGACTCGCTGTCCCAGGCCGC